ATATCTGCTAGTGGCACATTCAGCGCGAGTGCGCTTCGCATTGGCGAAGGCCAAACACAAATTACGAGCACTTCTTCGCTCACTGCGTCGGCTCATACGGTTGTCGCAGCAGTTTGCGCTATTTCTGCGCAGAGCACCGTCACACCTATCGGCTGCAAGGTTAACTTTGCTGCCGTTGCGATCAGTGCTTCTTCGACCGTTTCAATCGATGGTCGGGAGAAATGGGAGCCCGATAGCTCCGCAAGTACGACCTATACAAAACAATCTTTCGCGGCGACTAGCTACACGGCTCAACCCGCTGCGTCTACTACTTGGAGTGAGGCTGCATAAAGATGGCTGATACATTTGATTCAAGACTAAAATTAAGACTACAGGAGAGCGGCGGTAACTCTGGGCAGTGGGGTGATTTACTCAATCAGACAATAACAAACGTAGCCTCTGTCTTTGGTTTTGGAACTCACCAGCTAACGGCTGATTCCGATGCAACGCTCACGCTTGCAGATGATGGCGCGAGCTTAGATGTTCTGAAGTCGAGCTATCTGAAGATTACGAGTAGCTTGTCGCTTACTGCTACCAGAACTTTGACGTTTTCACCGAACACCTTTAATCAGGTGAAGTATGTAGAAAATAACACTACCGGCGGTCAGAGTATCACTCTGTCTCAGGGATCAGGCGCGAACATAACAATCGAAAACGGGGCGACAAAGATCGTTTATTTCGATGGCGCTGGCAGTGGTGCGGCTGTAGTGGATGCCCTTGCGAAAATAGATTTCGACAACGCGGCAGAGTTCACCACGTTAAAGGTGACAAACATACAGGCCAATGATGGCACTGCGTCAATGACGCTAAGTAATAGCACTGGCAACGCCACATTCAGCGGCAATGTTGGCATTGGGTCAGTAAATCCGTCGGTTCTTTTAGACTTAGAAAGTACATCTCCAACAATCAGATTTACAGATAGTGATGCCACTGGAACTCCTGAGTCCGAAATCTCTGGGGCAGGAGGAGACTTAGTTTTACGTGCTGATAGAGATAATGAAAAGAGTAGTTCTCTCATTACATTTGAAATAGATGGCTCTGAGCATGTGCGTATTGATAGCAGCGGAAATGCTGGCCTCGGAATAACAAGCCCAAGTTCGTATGCCAATGATGCAAATTCACTAGCTGTTCTCGGTCAAATCAGAGTCCAAGGAGTCACGAATACGGCGGGTGTTCCGATCCTAGCGTTGCGAGATACCAACTCAGGTTTTTTTGTTCCAAACGCAAATGAAATTGCTGTTTCATGTGGGGCAGCCGAGGCTTTGAGGATAGATAGCAGTCGCAATGTTCTAGTGGGGAAGAGTACTCTTGAATACTCTAGCAACGCTGGGGTTATCCTCCGTAATGATGGTCTTTTAAGCGCCGTACGGAGCGCCGGTAATGTTTGTAACTTCTCTAGACTGTCCAACGATGGCGAGCTGATTCAGCTAAACCGGGACGGCACACACATAGGCTCGATTGGCACTGAAGGCGGCGACCTAACCATCGGGACTGGCGATACCGGATTGCAGTTTGGTGACGGTGGTGACTATATTAGACCGTGGAACACGACCACAAACGCGGCTAGGGACGCGGCAGTGGATCTTGGAGTTTCCACAACGCGCTTCAAAGATCTAAGGCTATCTGGAACCGCTTATGTAGACACAGTTTTGGCGGGAAAAACCAGCGAGAATTCTGCAGTAGCAGGGGGTGAGCTTCATCCTGAAGGAACGCTGTTTTTAACTAGAAGCAGCGGTAACACTTACCATCTACACGATACCGTAGGTTACAAGTGGTACGTTAACGCAAACGGTGGGGTCTACAACTACTCAGGCAACAACGTAAATCTGTCAGATGAGCGTGAAAAGAAAAATATCGAAACTCTAGGCTCGCAATGGGATGTACTGAAGAAGTGGAGTCTTAAAAAATTTCATTACAACGCAGATAATGACAATGATCCCAAAAAATACGGCGTCATTGCGCAAGATGTTGAAATCCACAACCCGGAAGTGGTTACGGAGTTCCAATCCACTGATGATGAGACTAGAAAAGCTGTAAGAGAACAATCAATGATGTGGATGGCAATAAAAGCGTTGCAAGAAGCTCAGATCAGGATTGAGACGTTAGAAGCAGAAGTTGAGGCATTAAAAAATGGTTAACACAAAAACCACAACAAATGAGGATGGAAAATGGCAATAACATGGGAAGCTCTTTCACTAGGGCGACAATTAAAAGATGGCGATAAATCTGACGTTGTTATAACCGTGCATTGGCAAGCAAGTGATTCTGAGGTAGACGGGGAGAACGCCTACTCAGGTCGTTGTTACGGCAGTGTGGATTTAGCCGCGCCTGGAGATTCATTTACGCCTTACGCCGACATCACAGAAGAGCAAGCGGTAACTTGGGCAAAAGCTGCCCTTGGTAATGATCAGGTTGCAGCTTACGAGAAGTCAGTCGAAGACCAAAAAGAGATAATGAAAAACCCCGTAACAGGAACAGGAGTGCCTTGGTAATGAATATCAATTTAGAAACAGAAGAAGTTCAAATCATATTGAACGTGCTCGGCGAACTGCCCAGCAAATCAGGCGCTTGGCCGCTGATGATGAAAATACAAGCGCAAGCGCAAGAGCAGATGCCAGAGCCCGAAGAGGGTGAGGAATCTGAGGAGCCAGAAGAGGCCGCCATCCAGTGACACCAACACAGAAAGCTCTAGCCGAGATTGAGGCGCACAAACGCGAATGTATTGTTCGCCACGAAGAGATTACTAGGCGGCTAGATTCTGGGTCTAAGCGATTTGCTCGTTTGGAGATGATGCTTTGGGGGGTGTACCCCTTCATAGCAGGGTCAGTAGTTGCAGCTAAATTTTTATAGGAGTCAAAATGTCAGAACTGAAATTGCCCTCGTACAGCATACCAATTATAGCAGCTGTCATATCTGGGGCGGTTGTCTGGGGGTCCACTCAAGCTAACTTGGCTTTTGCCCAAGATGAGCGCTCAAGGATTATGGAGATAGCGCAAGAAACGGCAAAAAAGGCTCAAGCCAATACTCAGGGGGTGGCAATCAACAGCACCAAACTGGAGGTCATCGTTCAATCCTTGCAAGAGCAGAAGGACATTCAGAACAAAACAAACGAGCAAATAGCTCAACTAGTTCAAGCTCTTCTGTCGAGACAGTAAGGCTTAAGTGCGATTTACGCGAGTACCTAGTGATAGCAGACATTCACAACCCAACAGAGAGGTATAACGCTTTGCTTGAGTGGACCACATTCAATCAAGGCGAGTGCTATTACGGCTCAAGGCAGTGGGTGATAAATCACCGCCGCCTGATGGGTACAGCGTGGTCTCACAAAATAGATTCGTTAGTGATGACTTTGACAAAGGCGACAGAGAATGCGCGTCAGGAAGTTAAAAAGCAGAAGGTGCTTTGATGGAGCCGACTATGTTGGTTTTTTTAATGATTTGCTCTGAAAAACAACCTTTAAAAGAAATGGAAAACAAAGCGTGGAATATGACACCACAATGGTTTCAGACTCTAACCAGCTGCACCGAGTTCGCCGGTAGCATCAACTACAATGACGTGAACATGAGTCGCGTCGGGATCTCGATGAAACCACGAAGTAAATATGTCGATTGCACTTGCATACCAACAGAACTTGAAAGCCGTAAGGCTGGCACACCTGGCTATATGTTCAGAGACAAAATCGAAACCAGAGCGGATTTATTAGACAAGTGACTATTCTAAAAAACATAACCGGCGTTTTGGGTGCGGTGGCCCCAGGGTTGGCGCAGAGCATGGGTGGCCCGCTCGGTAGCGTTGCGATGGGCGTACTCAGCAAAGTGCTTAGTAAAGATGGCAAAAAGGTTGAGGCGACAGAAGAATCTATCGGTGAGGCGCTCAAAAGCCCAACGCCTGAGCAGCTGCTAGAGATAAAGAAAGCGGAGTTCGACTACCAAGAGAAGCTCAAAGAGCTCGACATTGATATGCAAAAAGTCACAAACGCAGACATCCAATCAGCTAGGACTGTATTCGCGAAAGACTGGACACCGAAAGTTTTTGCTATGGGAATCCTCGTGGGATTTTTTTGTTTCGTCTTCTACATTGTGAGCTCCCCGTGGTCGCGGGAGATGGAGCCGATAATGAATATTATCTTAGGCGGGTTATTAGCCAACCTGGCTTCAGTGGTGTCCTACTACTTCGGGAATTCTCACTCACCAGGCGATAGCAAATGAGCCGCCTAGAAGAGATGCTAATTAGACACGAGGCGAGCAAAACGCACGCTTATAAATGCTCTGCCGATAAGACAACGGTGGGAGTGGGGCGAAACATTGATCCAGACGGTGGGCTCGGTTTATCTCAAGATGAGATTACGTTCTTACTGCGCAATGACATCGAGCGCGTCAAGCAAGAGCTCACTGACAACTTCGATTGGTTTCGTGATCTCGACTCGGTAAGAGCCGACGCGATGATCGATCTTTGTTTCAATATTGGCATTACATCTTTGCGCAAGTTCTCGAAGAGCTTGGCCTTGATGGAGTCGGGCGATTATATGCTCGCAGCAGATGAGTTTTTGGATAGCCGTTGGGCCGCACAAGTTGGCCGACGCAGCATAGAGATCACCAACATGATCCGAAGCGGAGAGTACCAGAATGCCGCTGCTTAGTTTGGTATTACCACCCGGCGTTCAGAAGAACGGTACAGCGCTACAGCAATCAAACACGTGGAGCGATAGCAACCTCGTGCGTTGGTATGAGGGTGCATTGCAGCCGGTCGGCGGTTGGCAAGCAAGAACAACCGTAGCATTGACGGGTGTATGTCGAGCCATGATTGCTTGGCTAGACAACTCTGGCAACAGAAGGACGGTGGCGGGTACACATAGCAAGCTGTTTTTCATAATATAACGCCAGTCGGATTTACAGCTGGCAGTGCGGACGCGGTGCAAAACCTTGGATATGGCGGTCTAACTTGGAATAGTTTTTCGTGGAACACTCCCAGGCCAGACCGTGGAACATATACGCCAGCCACAACCTGGTCGCTCGATACATTTGGCGAGTTCTTAATCGGGTGCGCGACAAGTGACGGTAAGATTTATCAATGGGCCAACAGTACATCTTCGGTGGCTGCGCTACTGAGTAACGCGCCAGTAAGCAACACTGCTATCGTGGTAACGCCAGAGCGATTTGTTTTCGCCCTCGGTGCGGGTGGCGTGGGTAATAAAATAGCCTTCTCGGATCAAGAGGATACGAACACATGGACGCCGGCAGCGACTAATCAAGCGGGTAGTTTTACGCTGGCAACCAATGGCAACTTGGTCGCGGGGCGCAGAATGCGCGGTGAAACTTTGTTGCTCACGGATGTCGATGCTCACGTTGCTAGATTCCAGGGGCCACCGTTTGTTTACGGCTTCACGCAAGTTGGTAGCGGATGCGGTGTGATTAGTGCGGGCTCCTGCGTTGTTGCAGATCAGGCCGCTTATTGGATGGGTCAGAACGGCTTCTTTGTTTACGACGGTCGGGTGCAACCCCTGCGCAGCGCGGTAGGTGATTTCATATTTGAAAACTTAAACGTTTCGCAGCGAAGCAAGGTTGTGGGTGTGTTGAATTCACAATTCTCTGAGGTCGTTTGGTTTTATCCAAGTACGGGCTCAACAGAAAACGACAGCTATGTAAGCTACAACTATATGGAAGGCCACTGGCAAGTCGGCACGCTATCGCGTACAGCTGGATTCGATACCGGCACATTTGTTTATCCAAACTATGTGGATGCGACTGGCATTATCTACGAGCATGAGGTCGGCTACGCATATGACAGCGACACAGAAATATTCGCAGAAAGCGGTCCGATACAGCTCGGTAACGGTGATCGCATGATGGTCGCCAAGTCTCTAATCCCTGATGAAAAAACGCAGGGCGATGTCACCGCTACATTTAAAACAAGGTTCTTCCCTAACGGAACTGAGAGCAGTTTCGGGCCATTCGATATGGCAAATCCAACAAGCGTTAGATTCCAGGGCCGTCAAG